CCCAAGGTCCTATTTGTAGTTGACTCCCTGGGCATGTTGTTGACACCAACAGACGTTAACCAGTTTGAAGCCGGGGATATGAAGGGCGACATGGGTCGTAAGCCCAAAGCACTTGCTGCACTAGTTCGTAACTGTGTTAATATGTTTGGTAGTTTGAATTTAGGCCTAGTATGTACTGCACACACATACGCAAGTCAGGACATGTTTGATCCTGATGACAAGATCTCGGGCGGACAGGGTTTTATCTACGCTAGTTCAATTGTGGTTGCTATGCGTAAGTTGAAGTTGAAAGAAGATGAAGATGGCAATAAGATTTCGGAAGTCAAGGGTATCCGTGCCGCTTGTAAAATTATGAAAACACGCTACGCTAAACCGTTTGAATCAGTGCAAGTTAAGATTCCTTACGAAGAAGGCATGAATCCTTACAGTGGGTTAGTTGACTTGTTTGAGGGCAAGGATCTGCTTAAAAAAGAAGGTAACAGCTTGGTATACACATTGGCTACGGGCGAAATTATTAAGAAGTTTCGCAAAGCCTGGGAACGCAATGAAGATACTTGTTTAGATCGTGCAATGGTTGACTTTGTTGCCAATCCACACCATAAGACTGCGGATGTAGAAGAACTTGAGGCAGTAGTAGAAGTCATTGTTGAAGACAAGCCAAAGAAGTCAATGAAGAATGAAAATAGTACGAGTTGATCCAACGGAAAGTTACTTTTCGTTGACCTGGCAACTTAGCATTAGGTGCAATTACGATTGCATGTATTGCCCCAGTACATGGCATGATAATATAAGTCGACATCATTCATTGGAAACCTTAAAGCAAACTTGGATTAGTGTGCTGGGTAAAACTAAAAGATCTTCTTATAAGATTAGTTTTACTGGTGGGGAACCTACTAGTAGTAAAAGTTTCCTGCCATTTTTAAAATGGTTACATACCGAATATGCCAGTATCAAATTTAAAATTCTTTTGACATCAAACGGCAGTGCGACTTACAAGTATTATCAACAGTTATACGATTATGTAGATAATATTAGTTTTAGTGTACATAGCGAACATATTGATGAGCGTAAGTTTTTTGATACTGTTATACTATTGCACAATACAATTGATAAATCAAAGCATCTACATGTGAATATAATGAACGAGACCTGGAACCAGTTAAGAATACCCAAATATCAAAAGATTTTAGAGACACACGGCATAAGTAATAACGTCAATGAGATCAATTACACACTTCAAACTAGATCTATACCTATTTTTAAAGGTAAACTAAATCTTGAAATTCAGTAATCATATATATTATAATTGCCGGGTGACTACCGATAACGGGCAAGAGTTCCTAATCGATGCTAATTGGATGCATAACGAGAATTTAGATCATTGGAACGGCTGGGCATGTAATGTAGGCAAAGACAGAATATATATTGATGCCAACTTAGATGTATACGGTGGCGAGTGTAAAAATGATCGGCTAGGGAATATTTTGACAGGATGGGACATTTTAACAGATGCTACAACTTGCACCAGATTACGATGTACAGGGTGTACAGACGACTTAATACAACATAAAAGGGAAATCAAATGAGTATAGATGTAGAAGTACTTGGTGAAGCATACACCATTTTAAAACAATACATTCCAGTAAAGGATCGTCAAGAGGCCGCAGACAATTTGATGAGTGTGCTAGTTGACATGCTAGGTGACATTGAACTACAGGAATTTGGCGGGACTGACAGCAATCTTAAAAAAGCACTCAAAGAATACGTTGTAGAGGAAGACAACGACGAATACGACGAGGATGAATAAGTATTTTCCAATTAACACAGAAACTGCATGTAAGTTAAAGTGGGGATGGAGTACATTATATCTAAATTCAGGAATTACTGCCAGTTGTCATCGCGCTAGTTTTAGTAAGTTAACTGCCGAAAATTTTAATCAGTTTCATAATACACCGGCCAAGGTACAAGCACGTGATATTATGTTAGATGGAAAGTGGCCCACTGGTGGGTGTGAGTACTGTCAAGGGATAGAACAGTCTGGCGGTACAAGTGACCGTATGTTACAAAATAGCATACCTGGACTATTTCCCAAGCAACAAGGATCAACTACTGATCCAGTTATGTTAGAAGTATATTTTAATAATACCTGTAACTTGTCTTGTTTATACTGTAATCCCGGATTGAGTTCCACTATAGATCAAGAATATACGAAGTTTGGTAACTTTAATGTAGGTGGAGTTCACCTCGAGCAGCTAGAACAAAAACACATACAAGATTTAGAAGAACCGTTCTGGACTTGGGCTCAAGACAACTTCAACAAATTAGAGCGTTTTCATTTTTTAGGCGGAGAACCGTTCTATCAAAAACAACTAGATAAATTTCTAGACTTTGTTGATAATTCTCCTGCTCCCGACTGCGAGTTTCAAATTACTACAAATCTAATGGTTCCTAAAAAGATTCTGCAGGATAAGATTAATAGAATAAAAGATGTAGTGGCAAAAAGAAAATTAAAGCGTTTTGACATTACGGTAAGTATTGACTGTTGGGGAGATGCTCAAGAATATGTACGATATGGATTAAAATTAAATACTTGGTTAGCAAACTTTGAATACTTACTAAATCAAAAATGGATCAAGTTGAATATAAATCAAACAATATCGGCACTAACAATAAAGACCATGCCCGAGCTCGTTGAGCGATTAGCGCAATGGCGCCGGATTAGACCTGTTGGACATTATTTTAGTGTTACAGAACCGGGCCCTAGTTATATGCGTCCAAATATATTTGGTGCAGGAGTATTTGACAAAGACTTTGCACTTGTGTTACAATCAATGTCTAAGGACAGCGAAGATGATGTTCGTGCATACAAATATATGTCGGGTATAGCAAATGAAATTGAGATGTCTGAAATTAATCAAATTGAGATTGATAACTTAATGGTATTTTTAAACGAAAAAGATCGTAGACGGCAAACTAACTGGCGTATAACTTTTCCTTGGTTAACAAAATATGTGGTATAATCGTGTAGTTGCCGATCTAAGTCAGATACCTGCGTTCATCGACTATTACGAGAATGAACTAGGTGTGGCCCGTGGCGAAATTAAAATACAAGGCAATGTTGAACGTGCCCTGAGTAATCTCCCTGGACAAACAGAATATAGATTTAATCAACTGCAAGAGATTGAAGCTGTATTAAACTACTTGAATATCCAATTGCGTAAAATAAGACAGAAGCATTATAAAAAATATTTAGAAGCATACGCACGAGCATTGACTAGCAGAGATGCAGAAAAGTATGCCGAAGCCGAAGACGAAGTTATTGATATGGAAACTATCATCAACGAAGTAGCATTGGTACGTAATAAATGGTTAGGTGTGATGAAAGGTGTAGAGAGTAAAAACTTTATGTTGGGACATGTGGTTCGGTTGAGAACTGCAGGCATGGAGGATGTTGTAGTATAATGGACTGGCGAGAGCGAGCAGACGAATTGTTAGCAGAATATCAAGCCTGTTGTCGCGCTCGTCCGTATCACAATGCCTTAGATGTCGAGATAGCAAAAGAAAATTGTGCTACATGGGCCAGTCATTTGGCAACACAACGTGCATGGGCCGGGGATACGGAAATTGCCGAGGCATGTCACCAACTTGAGCCCCGATTAAAAAAATTTAAAGAAACAGTAGTATTGGATATATTAACAGATGGCACAATTTAGAAACGCATTAGAAAGTCACGAACACAGTCGAGACGTACTAGACATGCTTTATCAGTATGACAGTTTTATGGACAGCATACAGGTAGTTGCCGACATGGGTTGCGGTGCAGGCCTAGATGCGGGGTGGTGGGCAACATTAATGACTCGGGATGATCCTCCCGAGCCGCATGATTACCTTGTGTATGCAGTTGATCGAAACATAAAGCAGGTCGAGCACGAAGTATTAACACACAACAATATCAAGTTCATAGAAGGTGACTTTGAACAACCTCTTATTCCTAGAGAAGTAGATTTAATGTGGAGTCATGACAGTTTTCAATATGCCGTAAACCCACTTAATACTCTGAAAGTTTGGAACGAGCAAATGAGTACAAATGGCATGTTGGTATTGAATGTGCCACTAGCCCAGACTTACGAATATGATAGAATACTGACACGAAGTTTTTCAGGATGTTACTACAATCATAATATATGTACGTTGATGTATATGTTGGCGGTGAGTGGATTTGATTGTAGGGACTGCTATATATACATGGCTCCCAATTACGGGTGGGTACATATGGCAGTGTATAAGAGCTATGCACCCATGGACCCTGCTGCAACCACGTGGTTTGATCTAGCAGAAAAAAATCTCATTAGTGATAGTGCCATGGCCAGTTTAAACAAATACGGGCATGTACGTCAAGAAGAATTAATGTTCACTTGGCTGGACAAGGACTGGCGTTGGGCTAAGAATTAATAAATACAACATGAACGATTTACGCCACTATATTGACCTATTGGAAAGCATTCAGCTCAACGAAAAAAAACTAGATGCCAAAGAGTTGCCTGCAGGCAAGTTGTCCGGGGCATTGAATCCCAAAACGCAAAAACCCTTTACTAGGCAAGACTTGTTCTTGCATAAGATTGCCAACAACAGTCCGTTTACACTGGTCAAGGGCGGTGAAGTCATAATCGACCCACGTGAGCTTAAACGAGCCAAGGCTTGGTTGGCAACAGGTCCTATTGTTCCGGAGAAGTTTAACACCATCAATGGCGGTACAGTTAAGAACACAGAGTTGCAAAAAACTGTAGAGTTTGGCAGTAGTGAAAAAGAAACCATTGAGCTCAAAGGCAGTGACATTTTTAGCCCTGGTAGTACCGACGTTGCAGTCAACGATATAGGCAATAAGATACAAGATATTCTCAAAGCAGGTGGATTCCCTGCAAGCGAGATGTACGAGCAAATTGTCAACAGTCCAAAGATCGCCGAGCTGGGAAAAGTCGGAGAGGCCATCAGAGACATGGCTTCTCACATTGCCATGCTGACTCCGCCTACCGTACCGCCGGGCTTGCCCAAGCCGGCAGTCAAGGCCATTGAAGTTTATGCGAGTGAATACTTGGGTGTTCTGGGACTACTTACCGGAACTACCACATTCAAACAAGGCAATAGACAACAGTTTGATGAATTTATTGGCACCAGTCTAAGTGAAATGATCATGTATTTCCCCAAAGATACTGCAAATCCCTTGGCCGACAGTTTTAGCGTTGTCAACGATTCGACTGGTCATGCTATTAAAATCAGCAGTAAGGCTGCAGGTCACGGCGCTGCACCCAGCATGGGCAGTTTAAAAGTGCCCGACGATGTACGAAAAAAGTATCCTGAATTTTATGAATTCTACACAGTAGCCAATGACGAAAGTTATACCATGTTTGAGCAACCGTTTATTATTATGAATTGGTTGTTGGAAAATCACCCCAGTACCATACCTGCTGCGTATAAAAATATGATGCCATTTGATGCTGCAACCATTAATGCATGCCAAACAAGTTTTAAAACCAAAAAGCCCATGGCCAAAGGCTTGTTCAATTTGTTTGCC